CAGAAGCAGTTCGTAGATTACGCGAACGGACTCGCACTGCTGAGCAACGCACCTATGCCAGCTCCACAGTGTATGGAAGCGCCTTCATCAACCATGGGTTGGAGGCAATCACAGAAAACATCACAAACAGCATCCAACGCATCAGCCAAGGGTGGGCCAGTGACAAGGCAGCAGCGGCAGCGTTGGTTAAAGACGTTGATCCGTGTGTCTTGGCATTGATCACAGCCAAGGGTGTGTTGGATGTGCTTGGGGTTCCTCGGATTGAGAGGCCGAACTACAACTATGTCTGTGGTCACATTGCCAGGCTGGTCTTTGATCAGATCATGCTTGACAAGTTTGAGGCACAGAACCCTGAGCTGTTTATCAAAGCCAAGCTGAGCATCCACGCTCACAAAGGCTACATCAACAAGGTTCAGCGGTTTCGTTCAGCCATGAAGGCCTCAGAGTTCCGTCCTGACCAGTGGTCTACGGCAGTTAGGCACAAGGTAGGAGGGTGGTTGCTTGACCGCCTTGCGGAGGCTACGGGGTGGGTGGCCTCTAGGACCGTCTACACGGCCACCAAAAAGAGCCTTACGGTCCTCACCTACACAAAGGACTTCTTAGACCACAAGGAGGCGCTTCTAGAGCAGGCTGAGGCGTTCTCTGCTTGCCTATGGCCCATGCTGTGTGAGCCGAACGACTGGAGTGAGGACAACAAAGGGGGGTATTTGACCAACGAACTCCGCAAGCTCAACAAGCTAGTCAGGACCAGCGTTCCGAGAAGATGCCCCCTAAAACCGGAGAGCGAGGCACTCGCCATGCTCAACCGGCTCCAGAAGGTGCCCTATCGGATCAACCCCAAGATCCTTGAGGTCGCCAACTTCTGCCAGGAACACCGCATCAGTGTGGGTAAGTTCCGTGCTGAGGAGCCAACACCTCCACCGCCAAAGCCAGATCCTTGGGACTCTGCTTCTGAGGAAGAACGGAAGGCTTATAAAAGAGCCCGAACGGAGATCGAAGATCTCAACTCAATGCTGGCGCAGAAGAACTATCGAACGACTGAGTGTTTGTTTGTTTCTAACAAATACAAAGACGACACCTTCTGGACACCCTGGTCGTTTGACTTCCGGGGTCGTGTATATCCAATTCCCACAAGCCTCAGTCCTCAAGGCACAGACTTCGAGAAGAGTTTATTTCTTTTTGAAGAAGAAGGCCCAGTTAATGAGTGGTGGTTATCTTTTCAAGTAGCTACTACTTATGGTCTTGATAAAGCTCCACTTAAAGAAAGAATCCAATGGGCAAAAGACAACCACGAGTTAATTACTCGGATTGCTTCTGATCCAACAGGAACTATCAATGAGTGGTCTTGTGTCGAAGAACCCTGGTGTTTTCTAGCTGCTGCTATTGAGTTCTATGAGTGTGTCATTCTTAAAACCAAAACAACTTCTGGTCTTCCTGTCAGTGTCGATGCTACCTGCTCTGGTCTCCAACACCTATCAGCGCTTGCGCTCGACAAGACAGCAGCAGAAATGGTCAACGTTGTCCCCACAGAGAAACCCTCTGACGGGTATGCCATTGTTGCCGAGAAAGCCAAGGAGGTCTTACCTGAAAGACTTCATAAAGAAATCACTAGGAAGACTTGCAAAAGGACGGTGATGACGACACCATATGGGGTGACGGAGAACTCCGCTAGGGACTACATCCGTCATGAACTCAAAGGTGTCGAACTTCAAAAAGGTGAACTACAAGCAATCGTCAAAGCCATCTATCGCTATGCGGTCAGAGAGGTCTTTGCTGGTCCTTGTAAGTCGATGGAGTTTATCCAGAAGACAGCCGGTGAAGTCATTAAATCTGGAAGAACCCAGGTTGAATGGATGACCCCTTCGGGTTTCCCTGTCGTTCAGGAGTACCGCAAGAATGACTGTGAACGTGTCAACACCAAACTACTTGGACAACGTATTCGCACTCATCTCTTGAAGCCCTTTGAGGAACGTCAGGTGGACCTCTCCAAGGCCCAAACAGCAGCAGCTCCTAATCTGGTGCATTCGCTCGATGCAGCTCTTTTGCATCTTGTCTTTGCCGAATGGGACCGACCCTTCACTGTCATCCATGACTGTGTCCTTGGTCGTTCCTGTGACATGGATGGTATGGCTGCTGCGATCCGTGACAAGTTCGTTAAGATCTACTCACAGCCTGTGCTCAAGAACTGGGCAGAGCAGCTTGGAGTTCCTTTTGATGACAGTGTCATGATCAACACCCTCGACATCAACGATGTCCAAAGTTCCGCTTACTTCTTCTGCTAATGATCACCGCTAATGACTTTGAGTTGCTTGCGGAACACTTCGGTGTCCGTGAGTCGATTATTGAAAACCTTCGGGAAGAATTTGAACACGAGGTGAGCCTTGGTTACTCCGGCGACGAGTACTCTGATTTCTTTATCTACCTTGTCAAGGAGTTCGCTCAAGCGTCCTTTCTCTATTCTGCTGAGAATGGTGAGGATGTTCTTCAGTGTCTTGAAGCCTACGATGCAACGTGGGACGCACTTACTGAGGGCGTGCTCGAAGACACCCCAGAGGAGGTCTGATGTGGATCTCCATTCCCATGGAGCAGATCGAAGCTACCATGGCTAAGTACGACCTCACACTCGATGAGGTTTTGTACGCACACACCTTGTACGATCCGTCTTTGGACTGTACTATGGAGGAGGTCTACGAGCTTGTCTCTGACCACAAAATGATTTCCACCACCGCTGAACTAGTTGACCTTCTGACGCATGTCTGATCGTTTCACAATCAACACCACCCTTGAGGGCTACGTCAACGCCCTGAAGCCAGCTGGCAAGTTTAACAACTGCTGCTTCTCTGCTCGTCTGAGCAAAGAGGACATGGCTAAGTTTGACGAGGTTTACGAACGTGCTATGGCCTGGGGTCATAACCGTCTGTCTGGCAAGCGATGCACTGAAGAGCTTCCCAAGTGGGACGAGTCTGGTGCTTTCAAGTACAGCTACGGCGGAGAAAGCAACAACCCCATGTTCCCGTGGGTAGACACCGATGGTCAGCCTATTGACCTGGATACTCCTATCTGGAAAGGGACCAACGTGAGGCTCATCGTTGACCTCAAACCCTACACCATGGCTACCAAAATTGGCCTTTCGTTTAAAGTCCGAGGTGCTCAAGTTCTCAAACTGGTCGGCCCTGGTGGGTCTGATAGTGGTGATCTTAGTGCTGAAGACGTGGCTAGCATTTTTGGTACTACAGACGGTTTCAAAGCAGGCTCTCCTGCGTTTGAGCCGAACGATGAAGCAATTGGTTCAACCATTGCCGACGACGACCTTCCCTTCTGAACAACACCGCTACCACCACCATGATTGATTTCAAAGTCGCCAAGAACCCTGAGCTGGGCAACCTTTACGAAGGTATCCTGACCGTCGAGCTTCCCAAGATCACTGTTGTCCGCTACAAAGCTGATCGTGATGACTTCAAGTACGAAATGCGACGCGCTGTGTCGGAGGTCGTAGAGGAGCTGATCGACAAAGCTATGAAGGATGACTGATGAGCAAGTTCCGTTCTCGTCTTGAAGAACGGCTTGCTAAATGGTTAGACCAAAACAATCTATCTTACGATTACGAAACCGTTAAGCTGAACTACACAGTTCAAGCCGTCTATAAACCAGACTTTATTCTGCCTAACGGGGTAATGCTGGAAGCCAAGGGGTACTTCAGACCAGAGGATCGCCGCAAGATGCTATGCGTCAAAAAGCAGCACCCTGATCTGGACATCCGCTTGGTCTTCCAAGCACCCAACAACACCATCACCAAACAATCCAAGACCACCTACGCTATGTGGGCGGAGAAACATGGATTTGAATGGTGCCCTTCGTACAACATTCCCATCGAATGGTTTGAATGAAAACCTTTTCCAAGTCACTTGCTGGTAAAATTTTTATCGGCAAGAAAAAGAAAAGCAAGCGCCCACCCAAAGGCGCTAAGCCTTACCGTGGTCAAGGACGCAAATGATTGATACCGACAGTGAGTTTGTCAGGCATGAGCCCTGCCCTTCCTGTGGTAGTAGTGATGCCCTTGGTCGTTATTCTGATGGTCATGGGCATTGTTTTTCTTGCGGTCACTATGAGCATGGTGATGGCGAGACTGTTCCTTTTCACAAGCCGCAACGCACCAACGTCGCAATGGAATTTACCGGGGACATCATTCCTCTTCGTTCCAGGGGTCTACTTGAGGACACCGTAAAGAAGTTCAACGTTCGGTATGACCCCGAATCGAGAACACTTCGGTTCCCTTATTACGATGCCTCTGGACAACTGGTTGCATTCAAAACCAAGACAGCGGACAAAGACATCCGTTGGGTTGGTAAGAACACAGACCACGCCCTGTTCGGTCAGCAGCTCTTCGGAGGTGCCAAAGGCAATAACAAAACTATTGTCATTACGGAGGGGGAAGAGGACGCCATGAGCGTCTGGCAAGCTCGGCCTAACTGGCCAGTGGTCAGCCTTGATGCCGGTGCCAAAGGAGGCAAGCGCAGTCTTCAGCATCAATACAAGTTTATTGATCGCTACGAAGAGATTGTCCTTTTCTTTGATTCCGACGAAGCTGGCAAGGCAGCAGCAGCAGAATGTGCTCAGCTGTTCAGCCACTCCAAGATCTTTATCGCCACACTCAGTGGTTACAAAGATGCCAACGAAGCAATCGTTGCCAAAGACCCTGATGCCATACGTCAAGCGTTTTGGCAGAAGAAACCCTACTCTCCAAAAACCGTCATCGACGGAAGAGACCTCTTCGATCTGGCAGCTCGCCCTTTACATGGTCGCGATGCTGACTGGCCTTTTAGTGGCCTTGATCAGCTTACTAGCGGACTACGACTGGGGGAACTCGTTACAGTAACGGCCGGCTCAGGCGTGGGGAAGAGTACCTTTTGTGGCGAAGTAGCTCAAGCATTAGTTGACCAGTCCCAAAAAGTGGGGTACATTGCTCTTGAAGAGTCACTGCAACGCACTGCTCTTCGCTTGATGTCTGTCAAAGCACAAAAGCCGCTCCACCTCAACAATGAGCTGCCACCAGAAAAACTCAAAGAAGCCTTTGATGCCTCGCTTGGTACGGGGCAGGTCTTCCTCCGTGATGGCTTTGGTTCGGTTGATCCTGATGCGATCCTTAGTGACTGCCGATTTATGGCGCAAGCTAAGGAGGTCAAGTGGATCATCCTCGACCACCTCTCCATTCTCATGTCTGGGAATGAGTCGCACGACGAAAGGAAGTTGATTGACGTTACAATGACTAAGCTTCGTTCCTTTGTTGAAGAGACAGGAGTTGGCATGATTCTGATCAGTCACCTCAAACGTCCTCAAGGAGACAAAGGTCACGAAGACGGTCAGCAGGTCAGCCTTGGACAGCTACGAGGCAGTCACAGTATTGTTCAGCTATCCGACATGGTTGTTGCTATCGAACGCAATCTTTCCTCTGGGCACAGTCACGCTGCTGTGCGTGTGTTGAAGAATCGCTTCAACGGACAGACAGGTAAAGCATCCACTATTGTTTACAACCAGGAAACTGGTCGTATGATTGAAGATCTAAATGCAGAATTTGATGGCTCATCCTCATCCAAACGATCATTTGACGGAGCATCTGACCCCTTTGGAGAATATTAAACTAGATGCTGTTTGTACCTGCGGTTGCAACGCCTTCTTTTATTCGGAAATGGACCCAGATGGCTATTTCTGTATGGAGTGTGGTAAGCCAGATCCAATCACGCAGCAAACCCTTGACACAGAAGAACCAGGGTACTGGGGCCTATGACTAGGTTAGCCTTCGACATTGAGACGAACGGCTTGCCTCGTAAAGGCATGAGCTGTGTCCACTGCATCG